TGTACAACTACAAACATGATTTAGACAGTTTTTGGAGGGACAATAAATTAGTAGTCCTTGGTGATGATAGAATAATGTCATCTAAGTTTGGCGATTTAGATATGTCATCACCCTATGCCAAAATAGAATGGGCTGGTAGGCCTATTTCTTGGGATGAAATGGAATTTTGTTCTATGAAATTTCATCCATACATACACCATGACCCTAATAAGGTCTTGGCTGTGTTAAGATTACGTAAAAGAACATCATATGTTATATGTCCAAGAGGCGAAATGCAACGCCTTGGTGGGTTGTTACGAGTTTTAACAAATAAAGAAGTGTACAATAAGATACTTAGCATGATGTATGATCTAGTCGATAGATACGGATTATATGATGATTTTGCTAATATGTACATTTCATACGAGGAATTGTTTTATAAGTATAATACTTATATAGATTTTCTTTAAGTGACAGGGTTTGTAAGCAAATATCCTGTTTAAAATGAAGAAAAATATTTCTAAACAACAATTACAAAAATTAAAAGTCCTTGATAATCGACTCAAACAAATCGAGAATCGAGGCAAACCTCGTGTACAAAGAAAGAAGAACAAACAACCAAAGAAACGTCCAAATAAAAGACGTAATCGTAGAAATGGTGCAGTAGGTTCTTTTAATATCTTTCCTGTTGGTAACTCACAAAGAAGTGGGTTCAATGTTAACCAACAATCTAAAATCCTAACCAAAGATGAATATATTGGTGAGGTTGCAGGTACTGTTGCATTTACAACAACGCAATTTGCTGTAAACCCAGGACAATCTGCAGTTTTTCCTTGGCTCGCAAAAGAAGCCGTACAATGGGAAAAATATAAATTCCATAAGTTAGAGTTTTATTTAAAACCTGAGGTTACTCAGTATACTAACAATGCCAATAGTGGTAAGGTTATCTTATCTTTTGATTCAGATGCATCTGATGCTCCACCTGCCAATAAGCAGGAAGCTGAAGATGTTTTACCAATGGCTGATGGAATGTCATATCAGACTATAACTTTGGATATACCAAAGTTTATACTTCAAGAACACTTAGATTCATTCTATGTGAGGCCTGGGAATTTACCCGGTGGTGCTGATATAAAAACCTATGATCTTGGAAACTTGTTTGTTTCTACGATAGGTCAAGGTGCAGGATTTGCT